CGCGTCAGAGTTGCCCGGACCCATTGAGATGATCTGGACTGGGAAGGTCATCTTTGCAATGTTGTAGTTCCACATTGTGAACGATGGCGCATTGATGAAGACGCATGGTGGCCTGAGATTGCGTGGATCCGAGACCACTGGCAAGGATGTTGCCGTGGCTAGTTTCGTCGCCAACGCGCTCATCGCATTGTTGAAGAGATCGGTGTAGTTGGAGACGGTCATGCCACAGCTGGACGATCAATGCCGAGTAGTTGTTTTATCTGACCGTTCATTCCGACGACTGGTGTCTGGCCCATGTCTTGAAAGCTTGAGAAGACATCAACGGTCCCTCGAGATTTATAAAGCATGCCGGCATACATGACCGTGCCCAGATAGACATCTTGCGATGGGACTGTTGTCAGACTGTCTATGTACGAGGCTTCTTGTCTGCGCCTGAAGCAGAAGGCATTCGCAGCTGCCGCACAAGTTGTCACGAAGGTCTGGTCTCCAGCCGATGCGACGGAGATGCCAAGCCAGTCCAGCACATTCTGCTGTGTGATCCATGTGCAGGTTTGCGTGAATGTGACTGTGCCGGTAGAAGCTTGACGCTCCACATCGTCAGCGGTCTTCGCATAAAGCACCTGATTTGCGATCTGCACCATTGGGTCATAGACCAGATCACCTTCATCGTCTGTGCCAATGAAGAGATACTGAGGCAACGCGCGGACCGTGTAGGTTCCGTTGAATGTTGCATCTACTGATGCGACCGTGAACGATCCGCCGACCACGAGCTCACTCGGTGTGAGGAGCTCGAGGACTGCGTAATCGTCAGTTAGGTACTTGCCGACGACCTGATAGGTAGCCATAACTTGGACTACCTTTCAGATCAGACGAAGGCTGCTTTGATGAACTTGGTGTCGTCAATCATCTTCGCGGCGAAGTAGCCACGGAAGGCAATGGTGCGCTCCAGCTTGGAAGGCACATCAATTGAGATCGCGCCCTTCTGCTGTTCCCAACACTCAAAGCCACCGCTGGTTGCATCACCAATGATGAGCGTTCCAGATGGAAGGTTACGGTCCACTACTACCTGCAAGCCGAAAGCGTTGCCGGCGTAGTCTCCCGGTGCGAGCTGACCGAGTGCGTTCATTGGTCCAATGTTCGGAAACAACGGACGGCCCGAGTCGTCGCTCAGATTTCCCAAACTCGCCCATCGGTTAGGAGCCATGAAAAGATGGGTAGGCAAGTTGCCGTTTGATCCGGTCAAAATGTCTGATGCTGCTTGATAGATCCAAGCGACCCATACTTCTGGCTTGGCAATGTCTGCTGCCGTGAAGTTGTTGGTGTTGGTTGTTCCAGCTTCGAGTGCGTCTGCTGCAACATTGTCTACTGTGTTCGCATATACGCGAGCCATGTCGTCAAGCATTGCACCTAGTACTTCTGGCTGTGTCCAGTCAAGTGAAGCTTCCGAAACATCAACATAACCACCGTAGATTCCCTTAGTGATTTGCACATCGTTCACCACGAAGGTTCCGCTTTGGATCGTGGTGTTTTCGCTGGCTACTGCCATTGATGTGTGTGTCGTTACTACTGGACGGATGAACACTTTGCCAGACTGTGGCATTGCGCGAACGCCTACTGCATCGATCACAGGGCGCAATCCGCGGAAGTTGTTGTAGATCGGTGACACGATCGGCAATGGCAGGATGCCATCAAGATCTGAAGTAACCACATCTGGCGCAGCGGCGCGTACGCGTGCATTCAATTCTGCTGCAACTGCTCCGCCTTGCATCTGTGCCGAGATCCATTCGCCAGCTGATGGCAACTTGAACTCTTTGCGTGGCTGTGCGTAGAGGGTTTGAGTAATGGTTGATGCCTCAACTACTGCTGGGGCTTCTACTTGTTCTGACATTTCGTTCTCCGTTTCTTGGACTACTTCTTGATTATTGCTTACTTCTTCTTCTTCTTGGTGGATACTCGCAGCGACATCAAGGATGGGAGCATCGAATGCACCGTGGGGCACTACCGAGAGCTCCATGAACTTGCTTGCTGTGATTACCATGACACCGTTTTTGTCGTACTTGAACTTGACTGGCTCCACTCCGACGGACACATCCGAAAGGGCTCCGGCGCTGGCAAGTACCAAAGCTTCCGAGCCAAGAGTCGTGTCTGCAACCTTTGCCGAAAAGAGCAGAACATTGTCCACTTCTGCAAGCTCCACCACTGTGCCGATGATTTTGGTTGGGTCGTGAAACATAAAAAGTTTAGGAGCTGGGCCATCTGTTGGAATAGAGCCAGGAGCAAACATGACTCGAGTGCCATCGCTGACGGTTGCTTCGGTGTTGTATCTGACCGCGATTCCCGAGATCATGCGTCGTGGCTGGTCGCCTTGCGCTGCATCAATCGTGAACTGGCCTGCGTGAAGTTTCAACATAGTGGCGACTTTATCCGATCAGCTTGCGCCCATAGTGGATTGATCTGGCATCTCTTCGCGGTCTTCCATGTCTTCGCCCATGTAGGTTTCGGAGAGGAAGTCATCCACATCAAACTTGACCATCGTTCCGCGTGGAAGATTGTTGTCGCTTGACAAGGTTTGCGTGATGCAATCTGCGATCGGTTTGCATGCGTATTGCCAGAGATCCATGCGTGATTGCTGTGCTGATTGGTAGCTGTACGCGCCGATGCTGACCGACAGCAAGTAACTAGGAACGCCGAGAAGACGACCAAGATCGCGCGCACTGTAATCAGCCGAGTCAATGAGAAGCATCTTGTCTGGTGTCGCGCTGGTCTCTGTGTAGCTGAGGAACTCATTGAGCGCTGCAGTCTGGTTTGTCGCGCGCGCAAGATTGAACTGTGCTGCAAGATCAGCGAGCTCTTGACCGCTTAGCGGTTCGCCACCTGTCTGCTTGAGTACGCCGGCAGGAATTGCTGAGGATGCGTTTCGCATGCGTGCTTCTTCAATGCGGATCGCGGTTTCTGCTGGCCGGCGACCGGTGAAGAGAATGCCTTGCATTGGACTGATGAATTGGATGAGATCGCGCGAGTCAATTTCCATGCCGTTGAAAAGCACCTGATTTGATGGGCCGAAGAAGACCGGTCCCTGCTGATCGAGCGATTGACACATTGCGGAAGGCAACCTCGTATAGTTCGCAGAAGATGAGGTCATCAGCCAACCAGCTGAGGAGCGTGGAGTTCGGGACACCTTTGTCCATGCGTGCCAACCATGCGCGTGGTGCGAGTGGCACTTCTTCCATTTCGTCGCCGTTCCACATTTCACGGTACATCTCAAACTTCATTCCTGAGATCGTGGTGCAGATCAGGTCTCTTGCACGCGCAATGACAGCCAAGCTCATCATGCGCTCACGACCAGTTCCGTCTGTGTACGCAATGTAGTTGCCTACTTGTGACGCACCGACATTTGAGCCACCGACCGCTGCAGTTATTTCAATTGCGCCATATTCAGTTGCTAATGCTGGTTTGTTCACTCGGTTGAATAATCCCATGTGTCCACTCTTCCACAGTTTTCTAGTGGAGTCGTGCATCGGGGGACCTTCTCCGACGAAAGGGTGACACACGACTCCGCGCGTATCTTAGTTGGCAACGACGACAAGCTGTGGCTTCCCACGCGAGTGACGGTTGCCGGCAACGATCGCGCTGGAGAAGATCATTGTCCGACATAGTTCAATCGGTCCGGGCGAACGCTGTGAGCTGACAGCGATGGATCCTTGTGTGCGAACACTGACCGCGCGAACGACATGTTCTGCTAAGGCCATTTCGCCAGTGTGCACGATCTGCTTTTCACGGATCAATCCTTGGACTGCTGGAGTCCATTTCAAGATCTCTGCATAGCCGACGACGACGCGACGAGATTCGAGCGCTGGTGGACATTGCAGATCAACGGTCGGTGTGAATGCGAACTTGACCGAGTGATCTTTGGCGATCTCGCGCACATGTTCCCAGAGCTTTGTTTGTGTGTCGCAAGTGAACGCGACTGTGACTCCGATCCGACCGTCCGGCATGAGCACCGATCTGGTGGCGTAGTAATGCGAGTCGTTGAAGTCCACTTCTACCGCGACCACTCCGCCAGCTGGCAGAGGGCCTTCAATGGCGAGCTGACTCCAGATGCCCTGCGGAATCCACGATCGGTCGGTTGCTATCCATAAATTGACGCTACTTCTGAGGAAGGATGCGCGATCGGGCAGCTGTGATTCGGATTCAATCGTGGACATCTCCAATGTTTTTCCGAGTGCGGGGTTTGAGTAGCACCATGCGACTGGGCTCATTGGATCAAGATCGGGCGGTGGGCTCCATTCACGGAAGTGGAAGTTTGTTGGCTCATGCGTGTCAATGAGACGGAGACCCATTTCTCGATATCGCATCATGACCTTGGATTCTTCTGTGCCGGCAGTGGACCACATGCTGAGAAGAGGGAAGCGTCGTGCGCGCATGGTTGGCGTGATTCCACCGTCAATCACTTCTTCATCAATTCCCCAGACCTCGTC